CACTGATTGGTTCTAGTCAGATGTATTATAAAGGTGCGCCTGTTGGGGCTCCGTCACTGTTTAATACTAACCACTATCTTGTACGTGGTTGGTATAACCAGCAGGAATTATGTCTGGATGAAACTCATCCAGGGCCACCGTATCGATCTGGGGGACCACTTTATGTGTTCTCCTGGAAAGATGACGGAGTTAATGTTCGAGGACAAGGGAGTTATACAGGTCCCTATACTCCGGACATTTTATTCCGTTATATCGGTGGTTTTATTCCTAACTGGAAGTGGCAGTCCTTTTCGGGCGCGTACTCGCCTGCATCTTTTGCAGCCGAGTTCGCAGATCCAGGGAGTTATTTTCCCAATGCAACAAATGCAGAGTCATACGGAGCCTCCGGGTGGAATCGATTCCGGCCCGGAAATCCTACAGCGGACTTGGGAGTCTTTCTCGGAGAAATTCGAGAGGTTCCTCGTATGCTCATGACAACAGCCAAAGGTTTCCGAGATATTTGGAAATCAATGGGTGGCAGCGTACAGGGCTTCGGCCCAAAGTCCGTTGCTAACCATTGGCTGAACACCCAGTTTGGGTGGTTCCCCTTTCTCAACGATCTACGGAATTTTTATAAAACCGTAAAAGATCTTGACAAGAAGCTCAAACAGCTTCGTCGAGATAACGGTCGTTGGATTAGGCGGAGAGGCGGCGTAAGTCGTACTAGCGAGGTTGAGGTGGTTGATGAAAATGCCACGGTACCGGGATTGTTTCCGATACTCAGCACGCGCTTGTACAACGTCCCATATGGAGGCTACCGCGTTGTGCGTAGTAATACGCAACGTGTGTGGTTTGAAGGAGCATTCCGCTACTGGATTCCGGGTAAACCGGACAGCTGGGAATGGAATGTCAGGGCGTACGCCTTATTATTTGGCTTACAACCCTCGCCTTCACTCTTATGGGAACTCACTCCCTGGTCTTGGTTGATCGACTGGTGCTCAGATGCTGGCGATGCAATTGCCAACATGTCAAGCATCATGTTTGACAACCTTTGCGCAAAGTACGCTTTTATCATGGGGACGACGACGCAAGAAGCGACGTCAACCGGATGGTGTAATTTCAAATCCGGTTACCTCCAGAACTCGTGGTCCGCGTCTATGACACGGAAGAAACGAGAACGTGCTTCGCCATTTGGGTTTGGTCTGTCTAGCGATTCCTTTTCGCTAAGACAATGGTCGATCCTGTCGGCCCTCGGTTTAACGAGGCTCCGGTAGGACCATTCTTCAGGGTCGTTGCTCCAGCATGTGCGGTTTGGTACCCGCGCATGTGATACGGCTCTTAACACCATATTCTTTATAGGAGGTCAGCCAATGGCTTTTACCGACCCACAGACAATTACTGTCAACTCCGTCCCACAAACCCTAAATCGGATTAAATCCGACGGGTATCGCTCAGAATACTTGGAAGCAGATGAGGAATTCAAGATGACTATCAGTCATCAAGAAACCAAAACCCGCACCCGACGTATGATCAGAATCGACCAAAGAGTGGTCGCTGCTGATCCCTTGACTTCAGTAAATGAGTACAAGGATCTGGGCGTTTATCTCGTCATCGACGAGCCAGAATATGGCTTTTCCGATGCTGAGATAGACGATGTTGTCCAAGCGCTATGCGTTTGGCTGTCGACCGCTAACGTCACGAAAGTGTGTGGTAATGAGCATTAAATCGCTCGTGCCACCTTCATTCCGCCCCATCTCTATATTTGGAGAAAAGGTTGGACTTTACGTGAAAAGGAGAACAACCATGAAGAATATCCTATTCCGGCTGCTTTGGGAGGTCTTTGACCTCTTTCAGTTGCACGTTAAGGATTATCTCGCCGATAAAGAAGGTAATGCTGCAAATCGCAGCTCCGACTAGTCGGTAAGAAATGCTTCAGGTGGGGGGGCTTGCGAGCCCTCCCGCTGTTGTTTTCCGTGGTCTTCAGTGTAATTTTTGTCTGCCCGTCCCCTTTCGGGGTCGGGGAGGTGATCGCACATGGCTGGATAGCTACCTCTTCTTATGGAGGAACTATGAAAAGCCACGTAAGCGAGCTCCTTGAAGTGGCCACCGACGTCTATAAAGACGCGGTAGCTAAGTGTACCGATGTAACACTCGATGCACGCGATCTATTAACTATTAAATCGCGGTTCGAAGATGAAGGGTTATCGTTTTTGACAATAACCCTGCCTACCTTCGGTAAGGACTTTGATTTGTCCCTATCCTTGGGTAGGATTGACTCTGACCTCTTTAGAAGTTTCAAAAAGAGGTTGAAGGCCCCTGCATTTATGCAAGGTTTCTTCAGTCAAATCTTCGATGAGGCGGGAAGGATCCACGATGAACCAAGTGTGGCAGCAATTGAAGGTGTACGTCAGTTGGCGTACGTTTTCAAAAAGCTATCAACGCCTTGTTCCCCAAAAAGGGTTAGCGAGGCACTCACCAAGTTCGCCATGGCTGAGCATGTCTTTGAGAAGCCACTTGCCCAGGAGGACGTCACGTATTTTCGTAACGTTAGCCGTACTCTTTGGGGTAGCATATTGGGCAATACTGATGTATTGGCCAGAGCTGTCCCTAAGCACGGTCCTGGAGCTACTGCTGAGAAACTAAGCGGAAACGCCAAGTTTCTTATGCGGTTGTGGCACGATAGACTCGAACCTTATTTCCCTCTATTGGACTACGCGTTTGTTAATTCAAACGCGCGGTTCTCGGAGGAGTTCGAGAAAGTTACTATCGTTCCGGAGAGCGAGGAACAGCCCGTAAGGGTTATCCCCGTTCCCAAGACTCTTAAGACGCCCAGGATAATTGCGATTGAGCCCGTGTGCATGCAATACGCACAGCAGGCTCTATCCGGCAGGATTACACGTCTTGTCGAAGCTCACCCCTTGACGGCTGGCCACGTGAATTTCACGGACCAGTCTGTTAATCGGAGGCTTGCTTTATCCTCGTCGAATGATGGCAAATTCGCTACTTTGGATTTGTCATCGGCTAGCGATCTCGTTCCTTACGAGCTCGCTCTCAGCATGTTTGATAGTAACCCTGATTTAAGGGACGCTATTGCTGCATGCAGATCGACGAGGGCGCAGATGCCCGATGGGGATGTAATCCCCTTACGGAAATTTGCGTCTATGGGTAGTGCTCTTTGTTTCCCAGTAGAAGC